AATAAGAGAATGAAATATGATTTAGTAGTTTTAACTAGAGGAGGAGGTAGTTTTCAAGATTTGTTTGGTTTTTCTCAATCTGAATTAATTGAATCTATTTATGATTTTCATTTACCAGTACTAAGTGCAATAGGACATCAAGTAGATAATCCTTTATCCGATTTGGTATCAGATTATACAACACCCACACCATCGTTAGCAGCTCAATTTATTGTTGATTATAATAGAGCTTATTTAAAAAATAAGGTAAAGCTCCCAGGAGATTTACAAAACAAATTAAATTCAGATATAATAAATCAATTACAAAAGCTAAATAGTTTAAATGAAAAAATAAATAGAATTTGGTTTGATTTTAATAATAAAAAGAAGGAAGAATTAATTAATGAATTATATGATAGATTAAGAAGATTAGATTTATTAGAATCAAAATTAGAAATTTATAATAATAAGAATATTATGTTAAATATAAATGGAAAGTTGTTAGAAAGTTCTGAAGAATTATTAAATAATAAAGATAAAATTATGGAAATTATTTGGGATAATGTAGTAGTTAAAGTAAAAATAATTTAATAAAATAATAATCTAATATACTATAATGTCTGAATATAGTGTAACAAACTTTTTGACACAATTAAAAACAGTTTATACTTTAAATATTGTAACTTTTTTACAAGATAAAACTTTAAATTATAGTAATTACATATTTTTTGCAGTATTTCTTTTAGTAAGAGTAATTGCATTTTATTTTCTTGAATATGAATTATCAGTATTAAATATAGTTTTGATGTTAATACAATCAGTATTATTATTAGGTACTGGATTTAATATATATAATTTATTTGCAAATACAAAAGCAAGTAAAGGTGTCTTGGCTATTTTATTGGTTGTTCATTTAATAATATTGTTTGTAATAAATATATTCTTTCAAACTGTTTATTAAACTTTAGAATAATTATTTAGATGAAAAGGCAATCTCTCTCTTAGTTCTTTATTCTTTTTTTCTAATTCTTTAATATATAAAATTAGAATTAGAAATAATCCAACCATTCCAAATACACAACCAAACATATAATTATTATTATTATTTAAGTTTATGTCTAGTTGACTAGTCATTCTTAGATTGTTTTTAGGTTGTGCTGTATTATGAGTAATATTAACAGTATTATTAACTGTTTTATTAACTGTATTATTAAGAGTAGTAAAATTTTCTAGTACAATAGGAGACAGTGTTATAATAAATTGGGTAGTAGAATCATAATTAATTAAATTACTAAAGTTTCTTAACGGCATTATATAAATAATTATTTATTTATATAATTAAAATTCAAAATTTTTTAGAGGCTATTTTTTAATTGGAGATACTTTTGTTTGTATTTCAAGTATTTTTCCTTGTGTCTTCTGCTACGGGGGCTGGAAGATCTGGGGCTAGGAGACCTACGGTTTTCTCTTTCTCTTGAAGGACTGTAGCTTCTAGCTTCATAACCAGTAAATACAGGTACACTACCAGCGTAATCAAGTCTGTTGGCAAAGTTATTGAAGATAGGGTAAGGTGTAATAGTAGGATATAATATAGCAGGATTATTCAAATAGACAACGTTTCTGATAAGATCAAAACGAGTTGTCAAGTAGTTAGCAGTCCAAGCATCAGAACCATAAAATACCATGGGTAATCCACCAATAGGTAAAATATTAAATCCACCGGAACGAGTGAGTCTGTCTTTTTCATAAGAATCTAAAAGGTAACAGAATAAGTAATCTGGTTCAGTTGGAACAGGGGCGACAGTAGTGGTAGGAGCAGTAGTGGTAGGAGCAGTAGTGGTAGGAGCAGTAGTAGTAGAAGAAGCACCACCTTTCATAAAATGAGCAGCCATTAACTTTTGAGCATTATTAGGTATATCTGCTTGTGCTGTAATTTGTTTACATAATTTCATTTTGTTAGTGTCGATACGTCCCATGTTTTCTCTTAAAATTCTTATGGCTGCTTTTGTAGCAGCTTTTAATTCTTTATCCTGATCGGTTTCATTACTTGAAGATGTATGAAATATTCCTAATGGAATAGCATTAGGGACTACACCATTTCCATTTAAAGATATAGTTGGTCCAAGAAATGATGTCAAGTATGGAAATCCACCAAATAAAAAAGGAAAGCTTGAGCGGTCAACATTTTGAATAGTTGTCTGTAAAAATTTATTTCCTTTTACAAGAACATTAGCTGCATTAGCGTCCCATAAAGTAACTACGACAGTTTTTTCGGTCATATATATTAAATTTAGATAATTTTATTTATCTAAAGATTTAATTTTATTATACATAAATGAGTAAGGAAATACAAGATTTAGAAAAAGAGATAGATGAAATCAATAATATAAAAGATTGGAGTGAAAAGGTTAATACTATGAAATAAATTAAAGAAAAAATTGTTAACCAAAAATAAAATGTAAATATTTTACTAATAAATTTAAATGCTAATGAATTTAAAAAATTAAAGAAAAAGAAAGATTTAACTCTTGATGAGTTATTCATTGAATTTGAAGAATGTAAAAATCTAGAAGAGAAGGTTAAACTATTTAGTCATATTCAAGCAATGATTAAAGACTGTGAGCTGGAGTTATTTGATGAATAAAATAATACTTAAACATTATTATTTTATTTATAATAAATGAAAGAATTTTCAAGAAATTATCGTCAGTACTCTTATTCAGAAACAAATGTTAAAGATTTTTATGAAAAGATACCTTCTGCTGAATTAACAATAAGAGTTCCTGAGAAAACTTTATCTGATTATTTTTTTAAAAGATTCTTAATGTTTATTATTCATTTAAGTCTAATAGCATTATTTGAGATTATTTTTTTCTTTAATGTGATTAGTAGTTATGAAAATAGTATTTTTATTAATTTAGTAACTAGTTTTACTAATCCAATAGTACAAAAGTGTCCAGAATTAACTTATCAAGAAAGAGTAGATTTTACAGATATTATAAATTTATTGTTAAATGTAACTACTTTAGGACCAGAATCAGATAAATCGTTAAAGGAAAGAAGTGAACATAATTATAAGTTTCTAGTTTATTCTTGGTTATATTTTGCTGGACTAGTACTAGTCTCTTTAATTTTAATTGCTTGTAATTTTTTAAAGAAAAAGAAAGTTAAATTAATTAAGGTATTTATTGATAATGTATTTATGATTGTCTTACTAGGTGCTTATGAATATTTATTTTTTAAAACAATCATTTTAAATTATTATGTTATTAATAATATTGAATTATCAAAGTATGTGATTGATAATTTAGCTAGCTGTCTTGTTTAGTGAAGCGTAGATAAATTAAGTCGGGATGTTAAGTGGCCTAAAAAACTTTATTAATTCTGGTTTCAAATCACGTTTACCAAAATTAATATTTCCATTCAAAAAATTATTAAGTGTTGTATCTAAATCATAATTATGTTCGATACTAAATAATTTTTCTTGAATATCTATCAGATTAAAAATTAAGAAATGACTAGTTTTATCTGGATGAATATACATTTTAAATCCAGAGTCTAAATCGATTACTTTATTGATACTATCTTTATTTTCAAATATCTTATCAACACTAGTATTTTTTAACATATGTTTACCTAGCTTATGCATTGATTTCATTATCAAAGTTTTATAGATTAGAGTAGGTTGATTTTTAAAAGGCATTATAAAACCATATTTACCAAAGATAGTTTCTTGATAGATAGGATTGATAACATAATTATTAATATATTCACCCCATTTATTAGACTGGTCTCCCAAATCTTTTAGTTTATTCCTCCATGACTTTGTAAATACATTATCGAAAAGAACAAAGATTTCATTTCTCATTCTTCCTCGTCTAGACCACTTTGGAGTTGTATCTAAAAAGTAAGGAATACTATAAGTATGAGCTAAATCATAGATAACATCCTTGTGAAAATTTAAAAGAGGTCTATAAATGTTTATTCCTCTAATATTGCTTATTTCTTTCATCACTTCCAAATCTAGTAAATTAGCACCTTTCATAGAATTAGTAAAAATATTTTCAATGATATCATCCTTGTGATGACCAACGAAAACACCAGAACAATTATGTTCATTTATAATTTCTTGATATAAATCATATCTGATTTTACGGGACTCTTCTTCAAACTCGGATCTTGGTCCGGATGTATTTTTTGTTTCAAAAAAATTCATCCAGCTAGAAGGAAACTTGTTTTCTTCGGGTCCAGAGTCATACTTTTTTCTAGAATATCCTTTTACTTCTTTGAAATAACATTTTACATCGTAAATACTACAGTATATTTTTAAAAAATGCATTTCATTTTTTTGTTCAGGTCTTAGATTATAATTAATAGAACAAGCATAAACAGGGAATTTATATTTTAGTGAAAGTTTAATTAAAATAGCAAGTACCACCATTGAATCTACCCCACCAGAAAGACTAACAATAACTCCATTTTTTAAAATATTATTATTGAGACAAAATACTTCTATCTTTTTAACTAGAGATAAATTCATATCAATCTCGTATATTTTTTCATCACCAAAACCATAATTCTTAGGTCGCTCAACCAAATCTTGATAGGGAACAGTGATGTATATAAAATATGCACATACTAGTAAAAATATTATTATAAAAGCTAATATTATATATTGAAAATCCATTGGTATTAAATAATAAATTTTATTAAATTTATTATTCAATCTTTCTCATCATTTTCTTATGATTTTTATATATATGACATTTAGTACTATCTTTTAATAATCTTACATTTTTCTTTTCAGCTCCACCTTGATAGACTCTATAATTTAATTCATTAGTAATATAACTTTTAATTGACCCCCAATAAGGAATATTTAATGGCATATCAATACAAATAAAAGTAAAATTATAATCTGATAACATAGTGTCACTAACTCTTAAAATATTTGCTTTACTTGGGTCATACATTAATGATAATAAATATGGGATAGTGTAACGATATCTTTCTGGAAATGTTATCTGAGTATGTTCAAATAATTTTTTTAATGTATTAATAGTATTAATATTACTGAGTAAAGGTAACATATAATTTATAAATGTTTTATAATGTCTTGCTCTTTGATATTCATTCCAAGTAAAAATATTATTATCTAAATATCCAACAATATGCATTTGTCCATTAATATTTGGATTACTAGTATCTCCATAAGCACCACGTTTAAAGTAAGTTACATTAGATTCTCCAAGAGAATGATTAACTGGAGTAAATTCAAGTTTATAATCTAAACTTTGATTCATAACATATTCATATGTATCTCTATAGTTTTTTATTATTTGAAAAACAGTATTATCTGCTAAGGAGAAAAAGTTGGCTTCTACTGGAATATATTTTACTTTTTCTATAATTCTGGTTTTGGTTCTAGTTTTTGAATTTTTTTTGCTCTTACTTTTACTTTTAACTTTTTTAGAAGTTTTTTTACTTTTTATTTTCATTAATTTAATTTATAAATTTTTTTATTAATTAAATTCTTAATAAAAGTCATATGACAATATAAAACTTGGGTCAAAATTATCATTTGTTGAAATCACAATTACATAAGTATTTTGTATAGTTTTATTTTTAACAAGCAAATGATTATGGTCAATATAAGTAAACTTTTCTTTAGGAATCATTCTTGTTATTTTATGATATACTGAATTTTTAACAGTGCTTATAATTTCAAAATCACCATAATCAATATTCTGTTGAGGTAAATCATTATTGAATTCTTCTTTCATTAACTTTTTCCCTTCATTATCCCAAATTGGAATTGTAATTATAAATGTTAGTAACTTTTCTTCTTTTTGTGCTTCTTCCAAATGTCCTAATGCTTTTAATATACTGGTTTCAATAATCTCCTTTTGATAAGGTGGATTTAATCCAAAGGTTCCTTGTGTGGGTTGTAAATTAAAAAAACTTCCAAAAGAACCAAAATATTTTTCAACATCGTAATAAATAGAACAGTAATGATTAAATGTACAATTTATTGAAGAAGCAAAACATTCATAACTTAGGTTATAATCCTTCTTCATTTTCTGCATAATATCAGATTTAACACCCAATTGGTGATTATTAGAACCTAATAATTGATATCTATAAATAATAATTGTAATTAATTCATCCATTTTAGAATTATCTCCATTGTAAAAGTTTTTTAATTTATTGTATTCATCAACTGGAATTAATAAATAATCTAGAACATCAATTAGTTTCTTATCTTTAATTTCAAAACCCATTTTGATAGTAAACTTATAAAATTTAAAATCACCGTAATCCCTGTGGTCTAGTAGTTCTTTTTTTTCAATAGAATATTTATTCCTATTATCATAATAATATTTTGATTTTTTATAGCTTTCTAATACTTTTAATTTATCTCCAAAGTTTTTAACTAAATTACTTGATAGTTTTTCAATTAATTTATCGGTATTAGTTAAACTTGAATCATATTTAACTAAATCCTTTAGAATTAGTTCCAATGAATTAACTTCTTGATAATTATTTGGTAGAAATGGGTCTACTAATTGATTAAAGTTTTCTGATGCATACAAGGTAAACATCCAAGAAGAAATTAGATTTGTTAATGTTCTTTTGTATGGTTTTTTAACACTAAATATTTTTATTCCAAATAAACTTACTGCATCATTTATAAAATCATTGATAATACTGGAAAAAACTTTACCTCGATACAGTTCCATTATAATGCATATATTTTTATTATTTATACTTGAATATTCTAATTGAATATTTGAATCAGTATAAGAATGTAATTCATAAGTCATTATATATAAAAAGGTATTTTTCCTTTATTTAGATTTGACTTTAATACCAATAATAATAAAAATAATAATAAGAGTAAGAATACAAATATTCCTTTCAGTAAAATAATTATTTATTAATTCGTTAAATTTTTCTTGATTAATAGGTGGTTCTAATCTATCTTCTTTTTTGAAAGGTTTTATTGGTAAAACTGGTGCATCATCTATTTTATTAATCACCAATGAATTTATACTAGTCCAAACTTCATTTTGAAGACCCCAATCTTCATATGGAAACCAAGTATAACCAAATTCTCCCCAATTTTCTCCCCAACTATTTCTAATTAAAAATCCTCTATTTGCATCATAACCAACCGCTACTACACAATGAGCTCCTAGTAAAGACTCATTTTCAGAACTTTTCTTCCAAAAAAATCTTCCTCCATTGTAACATGGAAATTGAATCATACAAGGACCATTTTGATTAATAGCCATTTTTAAATTATTAATACTATTCACATAAGCATAACCTTTCAAATTTAATAAGTCTAATATATTTTTAGGTGTAATAAAAATACTTTTTTTGTCTTCTCTTAATGCGTAAATAGAATCAGGTGCTAAGTATTTAGTATGTAAATTTTTTTTTACTTCTAAGAATTCTTTTATTGTAGCACCAGCGTAACAAGCAGGAATTCCGAAAGTACCTTGGTCTCTAACACCTAATAAATCATTTCTCAAATCAATCGCAGAAGGGGTATTTGAATTATTTATAAAAAATTTAGTATCAGGAGTTAATTTTGATAAAAGAGTATTTAATTTATATTTTTTATTATTTACAGTTACTACATTAGGTAATTTAACATAAGTGTTATTTATAGATTCAACAAAATTATCTATGGGATATAATTTATATAATTCTATCATTTTTTGAACATAAGCATCTTTATTTAAATTTTTATAAGTTTCTGTTACTAAATCAAAGAAATCTTCATTAAATAAAGTTTTATATTTTTCATCTAATTCATTGGGTTGCATTATATTTAATATGAAAATAAATATAAAATAATAAATTAAATATTTAATTTCTTTATATATACAATATAATCAAAGTCTCTTTTTTTGATTATAATCTCTTTCTTTATATTTTTCTTTATCAAAGTATTATCGGCACTTTCTGTAACAGTATAATTTAGAATCTTATCGTCATATTCTATTTGATGATCATCATTAGCATGACCAGAATAAGTAATAACATAATAGGTTATTTTTTCAAAAAATAAATTATAAAAATTACTACTATATTTTTCTTTTATATTTAATTCATTATTATCTAATTTTGATATTCCTAATTGAAAAGGCATTTTTATAACTTTATCATACAGAGGAACTACAATAATATTTATCCCTAATAAATTTTTTGGAATTTTATTAATCAGATACTGTTCGCAGTTAATTAATTTACAAGTAATAAATTTGTTATAACCTGTATTAGTATAAGATTTTAAATCAGTATTTGCTTTTATGTTTCTAATGTATTCTGGATATAAGCCTTGAATATGATTTTTTAAATTATTAATTTTAAATAAAAATTTAGCAATATATATACAACCAAAATAAAAATATTTATAATCAATTGTATTATCTAATATTTTCATTTCAAGTTTTAATCTTTTTAAATTAATTTTTACTTTTTTTAATTCAAGTTTTTCAAATTCTTCATCTGATATTTGTAATTTATTTATAATACTATTTTGCATTAAAGAGAATTATATATAATATTATAATGGACTTAAAAAAAGAAGAATATCTTAGACTTTGTAATGAAGAATTCCAGAAGCATTCAAACTGGCAAAACCAAGAAGAATTTATGAAAGTTAAAGAAGTTGATCAAATTATAAAAGAAAAAAAGAAAATAGAATTTACAGATTATAAAGAAAGAATTAAATATGAAATGATTAATAATATTCTAGATAATCTTAATTATTTAGAAAAAACAATAAAAAAATTAATTGTACGCTAAAATGGTTTCACAGTATTCTTCATAGGTTGATTTTGAAACTTGTATTGTTTTTTTATCTGGATTCATTATCCATAATTCAGATTCTAATGCATTAATTAATTCCGGTTCGTGAGTAATTAATACAATAGCACCTTCATAATCTTTTAATCCTTCAATTAATGCTTCTACAGTTTCTATATCTAAGTGATTAGTAGGTTCATCTAATAATAAGATATGAGGCTCATGAAAAATCAAATTAACAAATGCTACTCTGGCTTTTTGTCCTCCACTGAGTTCTTTAATCAATTTATTGTGCGCTAAACCTTCTAATTTAACTTTACCTAAATAGCTTCTAACAGTTTTCTCTCGGTCAGATTCAATCAAAGAAGACGGTACAAGATTTTTAAGATAATCAATAGGAGTTAAATCGTGAGGTAGTAATTCTTCAAAATGTTGGTTATAGTATCCAATTCTTAAATTAGTTTGTTTCCATACTGAACCAGAACTGGGTTCGATATCTCCCATAATTAATTTCATAAATGTTGATTTACCTGAACCATTAGGACCTACCAAAGTTGCACGAGTGGTCATATCTATTCCAATATTAACTGATTTTAAAATTTCATTATTACCATAAGAGAAACTTAGGTCATCCATTTTAACCATATGACTTTTAAATTGTGGTACATTCAAAAAATTTAAAGATACCTCGTAAGGTCTTTCAGGTTTATTAACTTGATTCTTTTTAATATAATCATCAATAGCATTTCTTGAATTTTTCTTCCTAAATTCTTTTAATTTCTTCTCATATGCATCATATATTTTTTCTTCTTCCTTTAACTTTTGTTTTAATGATAATTTAAAAAGAGCATAATTACCTTTATAAGATACTATTTTTTGATGTTCAATATTTAAAATATAACTACAAACATCATTGAGAAATCCAATGTTGTGACTAACTACAATAGCAATTTTATCCCACTCTGACATATAACTACTTAACCAAATAATAGCTTCTAAATCCAAATGATTAGTAGGTTCATCTAATAATAATAAATCTGGTTTTAAATATAAAGCCCTAGCTAAGGAAATTCTCATTCGCCAACCTCCGCTATATAATAAGCAACTCTTTTCTTCCGTAAAACCTAACCCTTTTAAAATAGATTTAATTTTACCTAATTCTGATTCTCTAGTAAATCCTCTGATTTCATCTTGAATTTCTTTATATCTTTCATTTAATTTATCATAATCTAAATCAGGAACTTCTGGCTCTTCCAATTTCTTTTCAATATTATCCGATTCATTCATTAAAGTATATAATTTTACATTTGATTTAAAAATAAATTCAGAAGGAGTTGAATCATCCATCTCTAATTCTTGTTCAACATATAAAACTCGAATTTTATTCTCTGAGAAGATACTAGTTTTTCCTAGTTGTTTGAGTAAGGATGATTTTCCAACACCATTTTTACCAATTAAACCATAAATATTACCAGGTGAAATTGTAAGAGGAGAATCTTGAAATAATACTTTACCAACCACACTAAGTGAAAATTTATCAATACTAATTGATTCAGCAGTATAATTTAATTTGTTAATATTTAATATATAAGAGTCCATTATATATTAAATAGTTTTATTTATTTAAATTAATTCTCAGTTTTTTAAAAACTTCTTAGTAAATGAAATGCGCGTGGTCTTTCATAAGTTGACCTAAAGTATGTAGATAACCTAAAACGATTATTAATATAGTGGTCAGCAGTTGGGAGATTTAACTTTGTAAAAAAATCTTTTCTATCAAATAAACCATCAGGATTTGCAATATCACTAGAATAATTAATAAATAGATAATTACAAGCATCATCATTTAATGCACCATCTGAAAATACACCAGCACCTGTACCAATATTATATTCTTCTTGGTCCCATGTTCTATAATGTCCACCATTTTTGTGAGTATTATCTATAGGGTCCCAAGTATGATAATATGATTTATTTTTTCGGAGAAAACTATTATCAAAAGCATTTGTATCCAGATCATCCCAGGGTTGATTATTAGTTAAAATATAATGAGTAATTACAAATTTATTTAAAAGTGTTGCCCAGATGGTTTGGTCCAATGCTTTAATACAAGCATTTTGAATCTTATAATAATTAGGGTCATCTTGTTTTGGAAAATCTATTTTGGCTAAATCACTTAACTTTCCACTGGGTGATACCTTTTGAAAAGGAATATCAAATGTTCCGCTTAAAACTTTATCCCAACTTGCTACAGGGTCTTGGCAATATGTAGCTAAATCTAAATCAACTTGATTAAATGTATTTTGTAAACGGATAATTAAACTAGAAAATAAAGCATTTAGAGAAGGAGGTGTATCAGTTCCATAATAACTAACTAATCCTGATAAGAAATTTGCTGGGATATTTCCTAATGGTCCTAAAACACTACCCAATGCCCAAAAGCATCCACCTAATAAATTAATACCTATTTGTAAACCAAGGTCTGATTGGTCAGCTTCTGTTAAAAGAGCAAATGCATTTTCTAATTTCATATTAGCCTGATTTAATAAATCTTTATTGAAACTGATAATGTTATTGAGATTATCTTTTACCTTTTGTATTTCGTCTGGAGAGGGTGTAGACATTTTATTATATTAGTAATTTAAACTTTATTTTTAAATAGAAATACGAAAAGAAATAAAGTATTTCTCTATAGACTTAATTAGAGTTTTAAGGGCTGAAAGCCCGTAGCGTAGCGTTAATTCTTCGAAAACATCTAACAAGTCTAAAAAATTGAATTTAAATACTTATAATTATATATTATTATATTATGTCCAATAACGAATTATTAAATTATATGCAAAAGCATCCTATCTTAAATATTGGGACTTTGGGTAGTGTTTCACATGGTAAATCGACTTTGGTTTCTATGTTAACTGGAACTAAAACTCAGCGTCACAGCGATGAACAAATAAGAAATATTACAATTAAACCCGGTTATGCAAATTTAAAAATATGGAAAAATGGGGAGGAATATACAACAACTAATTCTGAAACTTATGAACTAGAAGGTTATAATTTAGTTCATCATATTTCTTTTGTAGATTGTCCTGGTCATCAAGAACTAATTCAAGTTATGTTAGGGAGTGTTAGTCTTATGAAAGGAGCAATAGTAGTTGTTTCCGCTGCAGAAGAAATAGAAAAGTGTAAACAACTAATTCA